CATGGTCGGCGTTGCGGTGATCGAGACGTAGCCGTTGTAGATGATGCTGCTGCCGCCCGGCAGGTTCAGGCGAAGCAAGCGAGCCTGCTTGTCGTCGTCAGCAGCTTCACACACCGCCACGTAAGGCTTGGACGGATCATCAGCGACCGTGAAGGTCAGCGTGATTGGGTTTTTGGTGGTAGGCATCTGGCGATCATCATCGTCAGCCAGGAAACCAAAGGTCAGGAACTGCTGATCACCACCACTGGAATTCATCTCAGTAATCTGCGAGATCTCGGTGAAGGCTGTTACCTCGCGAACGGAACCAATCCCCGAGCCCGCGGGATACTGTTGAATGCTGGTCGTATTGACGCTCTCCAGCGCGAATGTGCCGCTGGCGATCTCCCCAACCCGGACGCCGCGACCGTCGAGGCGAGTCCAGCCGGAATTGACGGCTACTACATCGCCCTCGGCCAGGCCATGGGCTGCAGCAGTTGCGATTGCCGGATTAGCATTGGTCAGCGCAGTGAACTGGATTGCAACGCCGTAAGTCGATGCAATCTCAAGGGTGGCTCCGTTGGGCATTTGGATGCCGGCCATGGGTGTTTCCTCTTTTCAGAAATGACAAAACCCGCACAGAGGCGGGTTCATTGGTAAACCGTAGGAGCGGAGGATGCCGATACAGCTGACTAGCTATTCTTTGTAAGGCAACATCCCAGAAGCTGAATGTTCTATGTAGGAGTAGCACTCGTTGAGTGAAGGACGCAGGGAGCTCAGTTTGCCCCTCAATCTGGTTTGTCGAGTTTGCGAGCCAACTCGACGTTTATCTCAAACTGCTCACCGACATCGATCAGCGTGCGGCTGCTTTCGTCGATTGAGCCTTCCCGAGTCCAGAGAAACGGAAAGAATGAAAAGCACTGATCTGCTCTCAGTTCCTGCAGGTCACTACGCCAGCCATCCCAGCGCATGCCGTCGTAAAAAGTAGCGAGCCGATCGCTTAAGGCCCAGCCAAGAAAGTCGGTATAACCGATGTCCAACTGCTCCCACCGTAATGTATCGGGTGCCCAGTAATACATCGCTCCTACATCATCGCCCAGACCGCCGCCATTAATGGAAAAGAACCCTCCAGCAGCATCGTCGGCGACCAGCAAATAAGCATCGGCACGCCCGTTGTTCCAATCAACAAGATTTCGGGACAATTGGGGATGCCCGGAGCCGAGCACGCGCAACCAACCATGGTCGATGAGTAGACCACCGGTCTCGTAGGCAATCGCCCCCAACGTCGATCTAGTCGTGACTTGTAGGCTAGAAAGAACGCGGCCACTCTCGGTGGACGGGGGGAGTAACTGGTAGCTCAAAGTAGCCGCTCCCAACATTTTTTCAATGAGGGGTAGCGCGGGGTCTCGGCTGTCTATTAGGTCTTCCAAACTTGTCATCTGCCGGTCCTTGGAAAAAGGAACCGATTATAGCCACATAGGCAATACCGAGGATTGAGGCTCGGTGGGCACTAACAAACCAGCTATAAGCCGGTATCGGCTCGATACTCGAAAGAGACCGGAACCATGTATGTCGCTGCGTCGGCGATCCCAGGCCCCTGCTCCACTGGCGACATTGTGACCACTGTGACGCCGCTCTTCGTGTCTCGGGCATACAGCCGGAACAGACCAGCCAACTCAACCACAAGCGGGTTCGTCTTGGTCTTGCCGGTGCCGGCCGGGACCACAATGCTGATCTGGTAGACGCCGATGAAAGCCCGGTGGTCGCCGGCGAGCGTGCTGCTCGCAGTATCGCCCGGGAGCAAGAACGCCCGCAGATAGGTCTCTCCGTCGGCCGGGTCGTATTGGACGTTTTCGAACACAACTTTGATCGGCTCCACCCGGGTCTTGCTCCAGGCAATCAGCTTGGCCTCGTAAATGGACGCGATAATGGCGTGGCTCATACCTGGTTGTTCCTTGTGGCTTCGTCGACGATCTGCTGGAAGCGGGCAAGGGTTATCCGGACCATCCCGCCAGGGGCCTGGGTCGAATGCCCGTACTCCAGCGGGATGCCGTACGGAAGATTGTTCACGATGTAGGCTGTCTCGCCAGCCGTGAGCGCCTGCACTTGCAAGCGGAGCTTGGCCAGGGTCACACCGCCGGCCGGGTCGACTTGATAAAGCGTGCCTTCAGCCGGAGTGCCGATAGAGAATTGCCAGTTCCCTCGAAACCTCCCGCCGACGTAATCCTTGCCGACCACCAGGCCGTTCACGTTGAAGTTGTGGTCGCGCTCGGTCTTTGTCAGGGGTTTGGCATATTTCACGCCGCGCCGCAGCTTGCCAGCTTTGGTGAAGTTCGATTCGTTGAGGTTGATGATCGTGTTGCGCACTGCGACCTTGAAGTCATAGTCATCGGCTGCCCGGGTGTTCGCCTGGCGGTGCGCAATGTTCGCCGCCCAGACCTCTGGATTGCCCACGGGCGACATGCGGATGACGCTGCTGCCGATCTCGATAACGATCTCTCGGATGGTTGCGTCGATACCAGCCTGAGCCCGCTCAGCGAAGTCGCGAATGTTCTCGGCGAAGCTGCCGTTCATGCTGGCGTACTTGTTAGTCATGTGCGCACCTGCAGCTCATACAGGATGGGCGTGCCGGCCGGGTTGATCTCTTTCAGCGGAGGCACGATAGACCAGGTGCGGCCTTGGGCGACCACCTTGTCGAGCAGGCCAGGCACCCATGCCAAGCCCTTGGCGGCGATCTTGAGCTTCTTGTCGCCCTGTTTGATCAGGCTGTTGTTCTTGAATTCTTGGCCGGTGAAGTCGAGCAGAATGCCCTGGGCAATTTGCTTGACGGTTGCGCCTGGCGCTTCGCCGCCCGTCTCCGGGTCGTACTCGCCCGGTTCCGTCTTGCTGATGGTTACGGGCTGACCGAACTCCGTGATCATCTCCAGAGCCATCACGGCCATTTCGTCGTAGAAGGCCATGGTGGCTCCAGATATGAAAAACCCAGCGCGATGGCTGGGCTTCGATTTACTCGGTTTTTCCTGAAAGGTAGTCTGAAGCCGCCTTCGTCCGCTTCGTACGCTCCTCTAGGAGCTTGTCTGCAAGAAGAGCAGCTGCTGTCGCCGCTTGATCAGGCGATTCGTTACCGTCGACTACTGCGGATAGCGCAGCAGCAGCAAATCTGTCCCATGCGGCGGTATCACTATTAAACAACTTGGCAGTCATAAGTCACTCCTCCATAAGCGAGGCAAAAAGCTACCACTACGCACGTACCGCAAACAAGCCCCGCCTAAGAAGGTAATCAGCAAACTGCGTAGCGCTCGGGCGATCAGGCGCCGCCGGCAGCAGTCGGCCGCTGGTGTTCGGAATAGTCGCGTACTCGCGAGTCACCGCGCCTTCGACACGCTCCAGCGTTACCGCGCCTTTGCGCTTGTCGATCGGGTCTATGTCGTCCTGATGAATCTCAGCAGCCAGGGCCATTTGGCCGTATTGGATACGCGCGGGCAGGTAGTTGTTCGGCTTGATCTCATGATCCAGCAGCACTTCCCGGCGCGGCCAGGATAGACCCTGCTCGCTACTGGTCTTGCGCCCCTTCCAGGTCATGCCATCCATCGCCAGAGCGGCCCGGCGCAGCAGCGCTTCCTGCTCGGGAACGCCTGCGGGGATGACCGTGCCGAACTTCACGGCATACAGGGCAAGATCCTCGGCGCTCGCGTAGCTTTCGGCGTCAGGCTTGCCGGTGCCGTCCTCGATGATGAGTGTCATGCGTTAACTCGCTGGAATGGTTTGAAGATTAGCCGCCGGATCACCAACAGCCAGCAGTATTACTACTTGGGCAGCTCAGCGACGAGCTTTTCCAGGGATTCTTTCGAAGCGTTGGCCCGGTATTGGACATTGGCTTCATCGAGTTTGGCTTTCAGCGCCTCGATTTGAGTGGCCTCATCCGCCGGCGGTGTGGTGGCGGCCTTCTTCAGCGCTTCAACCTCGCCGCGCAGTGCGTCGACAGTCAAGGCAAGGCCGTCACGCTCAGTAGTCAGGTCACCTACTGAGGCATGGATGGTTCCCAGCACTTCGAACAGGCGCAACGCCAGTTCACCAGCCTCTGGACGGTGGATTTCGCCAGCCTCAAGGCCACCAATCAGGATCTCGATCGATCCATGTTCAGCCCGCAAAGTCGCGATGACTTTTTCCAGTTCGGCCTGGTGGGCACCGCCAACAATCTGCACCCGCTTGGCCTCTTTCACCGACACGTCAATACCGGCCGCTTCGTATGCGTCGACCACGCTTGGCCAATCGCCAATCACCAGCACGCTGGTCACGCCGGCTTCGGGCTTATCGAAGTGTTCCGGATTGCGGTAACGTTTCTCCTGGTCGAAGCCATTGAGCTGGTTGCTGTAAGTCAGTTCCATGTGTTTCTCCAAGGCGGCCATCGCTGACCGCGCGTTGAGTTTTTGGGTTAGCCGCCAGTTGCCGGAGGCGTCGCAGTCAAAGTGATCATCACGCCGGCGGTTACCTTGTTGCTGCCCGCGTGCTTGACCCAGTTGGCAGCGGAGCCGACCGCGGCCAGGGTTGGGTTGGAACCGCCGGTGGTGGCTTTCCAGCTGTAACCCAGCACATCGATGTTCACGGTGCCTTCAGCGCGATAACCGATGCTCAGGTTTTCTTCGTCGTTCACTTCGTAGGAACGGAAGCCCGGCGCCTGCGACTCGGTGATAGTTACGGCGTTAGGTAGCAGACCGAAAATCACGTCCGCCGGTGCGGTGTCAGTCACCAGTACTGGCTTGCCCAGGGTGCCAGGCAGGCCGCCGTAGATCACGACGCCAGCTTCTTCGTAGATCTTGTTGGTGATGGCTTCATCAACGATGTCGAAGTAGGCGCTGGAGTGCATGACCCACAGTGCGATCCGACCGAACTTATCGCCGAACTTGCGCATGCCGCGAGTCAGAGTCTTCTTGCCGTCGGTTTCGATGTTGGCCGAAACCACCATGTCAGCGTTGGAACCGATGGCCGCGCGCAGACCAGCAGTTGCGTACTGGATGAAGCCTTCCAAGGTCGCATCAGCAACGTCGGCGCCGACGATCTGGGAGAACTCCTCGACCGGACGACCGCGGCGCTTGAACGCCTCTTCGGTGGTCTGGTACGGACCGTACTTCCATGGAGCCTTGACGCCCACAGCTTCGCCGGCGCTGATCTTCTTGGCGGTAACCTTGCCGTCAGAGTTGACGTCACGGTGTTCAAGCGATCCGTTCAGCTTGTAGAGAGCACGCTTGCGGAAATCGCCTTCGATCAGTTCGTTGTCCAGCACCATCGCGCCGTTCGACGATGCGTTGAACACATCCAGGTTGTCCTGGACACGCTCCAGGTATGCGGTTTGCGCCTCATCGTTGTAGATGATCAGGTCGCTGTTAACGGTTGTAGCCATGGGTCAATCCCCTTACTTGGGCAATGCGAGGTATGCGGTTTGGCCGTGCTTGCGCTGAAAGTCGCGCTTCTGCTCGGAGGTCATTTCGGAGCGCTTGAATGCAGCCTTGCCGCCACCCCCGCCCGGGGCAAATGTCCCTGAAGCCCTTGGCCACAGATGAGGTGCGCTTTCGCGCAGAGATTCCGCCCATTCGAGCGGAGTCAGAGGGGTCTTGCCGTCTTTACCGAGGATGACCTGGCCGGATTCATCAACGGCGACTGCATCGCCATCTTCGTTAAGGGTGAACACGCCTTTGGCGCGCAGGATGATGTCGTCTGTCGCTTCAGGGAGCGCACCAGCCTTCAGTGCTGCGCCGCGTACCGAGTCGCCCAGGACTTTGCCCTGGAACTTGGCAGCGAAGGACTCAGCTTTCTCGGCACGCTCGCTGATGGTCTTCAGCTGCTTGTCGTAGTCACCGCGAAGGCGCTCAGTGCGGCGGTTGAAGACCTCGTCGACCTTGCCCTCGGTCAGCAGCTTGGTTTCTTCGTCCTGGCCAGCACGACTGAGCAGGCCTTTCACCGCATCAATGTCGATGCCTTCAAACTGGGTTTCGAACTGCGTCAGCTTGCCGGAGGTTTCCTTCAGCTTGCCCAGCAGTTCCGAGTTCTTGGTTTTCAAACCCGAAACGGATGCTTCAACGGCAGTCGCGATAGCGGCCTTGATTGCCGGGTTTTCCAGGTCGATTTCGTTTTCTTCTGCCACTTTGATGCACCCCTTGGGTTTAGTCGGCCCGCTTTGCAGGCAATAAAAAACCGCCCGGAGGCGGCTGGTTGAATGTTTTCGGCTAAATCCCGGCCCTCTCAAATGCCAGCGGCTCTAGTCCCTTCATCTGCGCCAGAGTTAGCGGCGCAAAGTTACGATCAAGCTGAAGTTCGGTGAACCGCTCGATGGTCAGCCCTCCCTCCCTGAACAGCTTGGCCCGGACTGGACCGATGGCCACGTCCTGGAACGAAGCAGGCTGCTGCTGAAGCCAGTGGTAGTAGTCGAGGTCGGCACTGACCTGCTGTCCGCCATTGGCGCCCACTGAAGCCCTCGTGGCGCCTTTTGCAAAAATCTCACTGAGAGAAGTAAGCAGTACAAACGTTGTTCGACAGTTATGAGTTACGATTCCACCAGCAAAATACCAGCCCTCTACCGTTTCGAGATTGTAAACATGCCCAGAAAAACCATCGTTCCGAATCTCGACGATCTGGTCGCAAAATACGTGGCCGGAGCATCCATTGATGATATTTGCAGCCAGTTCAGTGTCAGCAGAGCCGTACTCTATCGATCCTTCAGTGAGGCTGGCGTCGTCATGCGTAACGCCGGAAGGCCGAAAATCGAACTGCCGACCGAAAGACTGATTGAAATGTTCAATTCCGGCGTCGGAATCTCCGGTATAGCTACTTATTTCAAGGTCGCCCCAAATGTCATCATCAGGCATCTCAAGCTGGCAGGTGTTCCGACTAGAAACCGAAGTGAGCAGCAGAGTGCGCGCATGGCTACAACAGCTCCGGACGAGCGAAAGCGCCTTGCTCAGCGAGCTAACGAAGCTGCAAGAGGTAGAGTCCACAGCGCGGAAGAGAAAGCTCAACGCGCGATTACTAATCAGACCCGATCGGCGCGCATCTCCAGGTACGAGACCCAGCTCTTTACGATGCTGGTGAATCGCGGCATATACCCCACCACCCAACACCCTATCGGCCCCTATAACTGCGACCTCGCTGCCCACCCCGTCGCCGTGGAAGTATGGGGCGGACACTGGCACTGGACAGGCAAGCACGCTGCTATTACTGAGGAACGCTTCCGTTACCTCATGAATGCTGGATGGCATGTCATGGTCGTCGCAGTCAACAACACCAGCCCACTTACTGCTGCCGTCGCAGATTACGTTGCTTCGGAGATCAAGCTCCTTCGCAGCGACCCATCCCTTGTCCGTGAGTATCGGGTGATTTGGCGTGCAGGTGAGTACACGACCAGAGGATGTCTTGAAGACAACGACTTCTCCGTCGAACCACCGTTTACTTACGCCCGCGATCCCGCTACTGGCCGTTACAAGAGTGTGCCCCGGTAAACAATTCGGGTGAAACGGCGGCCTGGGCCCAGACTCAACCGGAAACCTACGGCCGTCCATCGAGCGGCACAACTGGCTGGTCTTGCTGTCCAGCGTGGCCACCATCTGGATCTCTTGCACGATATCCGTGTTGGCCTTGGCGACCTCCATGCGCGCCTGGGACGACACATGCTGAATCGCGGTGTGCACAACCGTGCTGGCATTGCGGCTGGTGGTGGCAAGAATGCCGTCCTTGTAGCCCGCCGCCTTGGTACCGCGAATGTTGCGGATGATCTGGAAATTCGTCTGCCCTTCGAAGAAGCCTTGCCGAATGGTGCCGGTGACGCGCTCACGCTCTGCGCTGGTCCAGCCTTTGATGAAGGCCTTCAGCAGCTTCCCGCCGCCGTTGCCACGCACGCTGAGCGGGTTCGTCAGCACTGCGGTCCGGATTGCAGCGGCCGTCGGCGCGACTACATCCAGCGACACACCAACCGGCGCCGATCTGGCAATGCTGGTCGCCTCAAACTCAGCCTCGTAGTTGGCGATATCTACCAGGTCGAGGTTCAGTTGCGCGCTGTAGCGGTCGAAGATGCCCAGCAGCAGACTATCCACTTCCTTCAGCAGCGCTTCGAGGCGTTTGACACTGTACTCGGTCAGGTCCGACTGGGTCAGCCGGTCGCGAATTGAGCGGTCAATCTCCTTGAGAAAGGGAGCGAACTTGCCGACCTCCCCAGCCTTGAGCTTTTCGAGAAAGACCGCGTGCCGGATCGTGGCATCAAGTACTGCCGGATTTACCGCCATTTGGTTTGTCCTCGTCGTCCAGGTCCAGGCCGTCGCCCTGCTCTTCCAGCTCGCCATCGATTTGCAGGTCTGTTCGCTCTGGCGCAATCAGCCCAAGCTTGCGCAGGTACGCCCGAAGATCCGCCTTCGCGAAGCCGCCGTTCTGCCACAAGCCAACCAAGGCTGTGATCATCTGCGGATCCGCCGTTAGCTCGACGAATTCCTGATTAACCTGGTAGGCGACCTTCTTGTCAGCAACGCCCATGTAGGCGCAGCACCACATGATGGCTCGCGTGTATGCCTCGCTGACGTTTGCCACACAACCAGCGAGCACCGATGTGGATGCCGACTGATCGCCGCGCGACTCGGTAGCTGTCTTGGTGGCAAGTGACGCCACAACCATCCGTGCGCCCAGTTCAATCATCATTTGGTTCTTATCGGCCATGGCCTCTTTGACCAACGTGTTAGGCGCCGGCTGTGCGTAACCGAACTGGCCGCCAACCGGCAGCATCATCGGCGCCCTGGAGCCGACATAGACGCCGTTCTTCTCCATCCAGTCGCGCCACTGCTCGTCCAAACCAGAGATCCACGGCTGGGCCTGGCCACACCAGAAGACGCTGTCTTCATAGTCGGCGCTGTTCCGGTAATGGCCCAGGTTGATCATTGCGATGTCATAGAGCGGTGATTCGTCGATACTCGGGTCGTTGTTCTGGGCACCGACGAATGTAAACGGGATCTCCTTGAGCCGCCCCGTAACGCCTTCTGGCTTGAATTCGTCAATGACTGCCAGTGGCCCGCCACCTTTCGGACCGGACCGGCGCCAGACCCGGCAGACAAAGCCGTCGTCCTCCAGCGCCAGTTCGCGGTACTGCTCAGCTGTCTTGTAGCCAAACCCTTCCGGTATCTCCGGCGACTCGCGCAGCACCACCAGCGTCAGCACGCTGTGGCCGTTCACCATACCCGTGCGCCAGTTGATGATGTCTTCTGCGCAATAGGAAAGGATCACAGAGTGACCGCCGATGCCGTCGTCTTGGTGATAGTCGACGTACAACCCGTGGCGCCCAGCCTCAAGCACCTTCTCCAGCGTGCCTTGGGAGTGCTGGTAAATGCTGACACCGGAGCCGTTAGCATTGACCTGCAGGTATTCCAGCTTCTTCGGCACCGCGAGGGTCGGATCTTTATGGAAGGCCAGACCAAGCAGCCCGTTTCGGGTGTGCCCTGTGGCGTTCTTGAACACCGCCCGATCGCGGTAAGCCCTGTTCCGGTCTACGTTCTCCGGCGACTTGTCGTGCGCGTTGATGTACGGCAGCCGATCGACTACCCGGTGCTGGCCGGCGCAGACGTCACGAACGGTCGCCCAGCGGTCCAGCACTGTCGTGTATTCCGCCCGTTTGAAGGAGACGTCGTTACTCATCGGGCGTATCCCATTTTGATAGCGGTGACCGGTTTGATGATCGGATACTCGCGGTGGATGAAGTAGCCGCCGGCGTCGTTCGCGTGATCGATGCCTGCGGTTTTATCTGGCTCCCCGTTCGCGCCCCACACCTGTTGCTCCAGGCCATCGGCGTAGGTTGGGCAGGTGAACGGGTTGATCAGGTAGCGGCGCTCGCCCTGCGCATTGCAGAAGACGGCGTTCATTGCGTTGATTCGATCCTTCACCGGCGGGTTTGCAGCTGGAGCGATGACCGCGAACCCGGCCTGCTTGAGCATGGCAAGGTCGGTGATGCTGGCGTTCACGGACTTGCGTGAATCGCCCGAGGCGTCCGGGTAGATCCTGATTTCGCAGGTCTTCTTGAAATCGTTGCCGTCGTGCTGCCAGTAGCGTTCTTTGATCCGGCGGATCATGTCGGGCGTGTCGTAGCCGTCGATCAGCTCATCTACTGCCCTGGGCAGCCCCTGATCACGTTTGACGTGGGTGATTGCCGCCATCTTGCCGACGTTGAAGTCCATCCCAATAAACAGCGGCTCGCCGGGCTGCACGGTGTCGAAGCATCCGTTGAGCTTGCGGTCATAGGCCGTGTAGATCGTTCCGGACGCCAGGTTGACGAACTGGCCCTTCAGGTACGCCATGATCAGTTGTGGCGGATACGACTCCATCAGGGAGGCGATGTAGTCATCCGGCAAGTTCAGCTCGTTATCGAACGTGCTGGCCTGCACCAAGCCATACATCTCTTTCAGCGACGGCTTATCGCGCAACTGCTTCACGAACTGCAGGAATACGAACTTGAAGCCTTCCGGCGTTGTGGTGACGTCCACCCCGTTCTTCAGCCCGGGCAGGTTGTAGCGCATCCGGGCGATGATCTTGCGCCAGGCCTGCTGTGCCTTGATGGCCGTCAGCACGTCCAGCTCATCTACCAGGGCGTGACCGATCTTGAAGCCAACGATGGTCTGAGGCTTCTCCATAGACCTACAAATCACAGTGCCGCGGCACTGCCGGCCGCTGTAGATGTGAACCTCGTGGTTCGCCTGGTTGATCTTGGTCTTCAGCCCCCAGTCGTAGGCAACCTCATCCATGGTCGGATAGAAGATGTCCCGGATCTGCGGGTAGGTCGGCGCGAAGTACCCAGCGTTGACGCCGGGCCACTCCATGAAGTGCTTGCTGAGTGCCGAGCAGCCCACCCATGTTTTCCCCGAGCCGAACCCGGCAACGAAAGCACGAAACTTGTGGGGCAGCGTGAGGAACTGAGCCTGCGGAACATTAAGGCTCGGCATTCGGTTTCCTCGCATCAACCACGTCGACCTGAATCCGAGTCGGAATTACCGGCTCGTCGCCCGCCTCCTCCTTCCGCGCTCGATTGACGTAGATGTCGCCGGTTTCTTTCGCGGCCTGCTCCAGGATCTGCATAGCCAGACCAATGTTCTTCATCGACTCGGCCCTCTCCACGAAGCGGTTCATGGCACGAAGGCGGAAGGCACGATTGGCGATCGGGATGTCAGCTGTCTCTTCGCGGAACCGCTTACGGGTGTCGTGAAAGAGGGTCTGCCACTTGAGCGCCAGATGGGAGCCGGCGCGCTTTGTCGGATCGTGCTGCTCAACCTGCTGGCGGGTTATATCTACATCAAATTCTTGCTTCACCGCTTGTGAGACCTGGCTTGGGGTGTCGAAGCACGCCAAAGCCTGAACGATGAAGCTCTTCACCTCATTTTTCAGGGCTGCCATAAGTTAGATTCCGTCTCACGCCTGTCTTACATCAGGCCAACTTGAGCAGACAGGTTCCGCAGGCCCTCGCAATGTTCAATTTCCCCATCTCAGCAGGACTGTTTGCAGCATCCACCAACGCTTGAACGTCTGGGCTCGCACCGTAGCGACGGACGACACCGACGAACTCCTCGACATCATGTCCACGCATCTCCAGCTTCGGCGCGCCTTCCTTGGTGAAGGCTGGCTGGCCGTACTTATCGTTGGCGTGGGCGATGTGGTACAGCTCATGCTCAACCAGTGCGCAGAAGTCGGTGTCACTGCACTCGGAGCAATAGTCAGCGGCAAACGTGATGATGTAGCCCGGTACATCGCCGAACCAATCACGCATCTGCTGCTCCATCCGAGCTTTCTGCCAACCACCTGCACGGAACGCTACCTGTTCGGCCTGGCCCAGAACCGTCCTACCCTGCTTCTCGAAGCTCGACGACGCCCACATGATCCGGATGTCTGCATCCAGTAGGTGTGCATGGTCTTCGTTGTGAATGCTGCCTGTGTCGGCAAGGATCTCGGACTGGAGCCATTCCCACACCTCAGGCGCAGGAGTCAGGCGAATACCGAAGTCGGACAGGTCCGATAGCTCAAGCAACGATGCTGGAGGAGCTGGTCTGTCCACTGCCACACCTTTGAGCTTGAAATAGTGGCTGGTTGCCGGTATTGGTGAGAATCAATCAACGGAAGGAATACGAAATGTCTGAACACTTCAAAAACCTACGCCGCCATTCGGGCATGAGCGAAGGATCCACCGAATCAAAACGTGAAGCTGCGGTTGCTGCAGCGCTTGCATTGATAGAGGCAAGGATCACGAATACTCCGGCAAATGGTGTGCTTGAAGGAGAGCTGAATAACCTATCAAAATATGCCGACCAGATTCAGGAAGCGCTCAAGGTCAAGTAATACCACGTGCCGCACTCACCTGCGGCACACCTACCTCACCTGCTTCCAGCAGCAGATCTATCAACCGCCGCTTAGAAAACCGCCCAAATGACGGCTATGCGATCTGCTTTATATCTTTCATATCAGCGCAGGTCTTATCGACTCTACGAAATCTTGGGCATCGCGAAAGTAATTTCGAAAGGCATCAGCGATAGCACCAGTGGATTGCGCCGTAACATATACGACGTCATCGGCCGGATGTAGTTTTTCAACTTCGTCGCGATACGCCATAGCTTTTGGCCCACTTGAAAACCCCTTAGCAAGAAGTTCCCCATCACGAAAGTGGAGCACTATATTCTTTTTCTGAGGGATGATGGTTGCGCTTCTACGAGCCATATCTAAAGTGTGAATGACTCCTAACTCACGCTCTAGTTCCTGCATCTCGCGACAAAGGTTTGCATCATCAATGTCCGGACATGCGCCCGTGCGATTTTCTCTTGTTCTTGCCAAATATTCGCTTGCCAGAACGAATAGACGCTCTCTTCTAGGGTTTGCATTTTGGTCGAATTTTATTCTTGCACCATCCAAAAGATCGCTAATTTCCACCGCTGTAGCCCATGCGTGCTGAGTTCGCGTCCTGTACTGAATCTCAATTTTCAGGCCGCTGTAAGACTGCCCACCGACAGACTGACTCGCATATCTATAGACTTCGTGAATGCCCCGATAACCAGTCGCCTTTGGGCGTACTATGTAGTCGTACCTGTCCTGATCATCACGGACGTGCTTGGCTCTCGTCGTATGAAATGATTCTCGAAATTCTTGAATTTCTTCGATCGAATCAAAAATCAATCTGCACCCAGCCAGATCATGCATTGTGGCAAGATCATTCGCTCGGCCGGTTGAAAGCTTATCAAGAATGGTGTTCAGTCGCTTCAAGCGCTGGGCGAACGTGATGCCCATGCCATCATGGCGCCTCATATAGTCACGCAGGTTAGCCTGAAATGTATTCAGGATGTATGCGTGCGAGTTACGCCAGTTATTGACAACATCTCGGTCTTCGGCGGAGCCCTCTCCTTTCGCCAAGGCGGTACCTGCCCTGGTTACTGCGCCTTTACTGTACTTCTTGGGTTCCCCATAAGAAGCCATCCACCACCCCTTCCTTGATATGTTTATGATGGCCACTTTAACCTCCTAGCGCTGAATGCTCAAACCAACAACTACCTTGTCTTTGGCAAGCCCAAAATCGCTCAGGCCGTATCGTTTTCAGGATCGTCCACAAAACCTCGCGCCACGATTTGGCGCATTCGAAAACGTGGCGCGGATTACTGTTTGCGCCGCTCGATCCCTTCAGGCGCCTTCGGGCAACCCATGCAGTGCTCACAATGCAGCGTGCGGCACAACCAGGCTTTCACCGGCTGCCAGTAATTGACCATGAAGATGTGGCGCGCACCGGCGAGGGCCAAGGCGACATGCAGCGTCAGCCCGGCAGTCGTCGGACCAAAGAAGATGTTCTGACTACGCACCGACACGACGAAACCAGTGATGGCGATCGTGGTGTAAATCAGCTTCCCTAGGATGCCGTCCCTAACCTTCCCGCTCAGTACGCACCAGGTCGCCCATGCCGCGATGAGGCCGCATGCGATGGAGTTGATCAGTTCAAGATTCATGGGTTGCCTCCCCCGAACCGCTGGCGGATAAGCGCCCAGAGGTCAGCGGCTTTGATGGCTCGGTTGATTGCTGCCAGGAGAGAGCCGCCGAACGTGCCAAGGAGAAAACCAATCCCGGCGACGATCTTCGGCTCAGTGACATTCAGGTAGGCGCTCACCATGCTCGTCAGGTACAGAGAGCAGGCAACGCCGGTGATCAAGAACACCATCCAGGCTCGCCAGTCGGACAAGTCGTCCTTGTGCCACCAGCTCGCAACAACGGCCCCAATCAGGCCCGCAATCAACAATTCGAACCTGTCGATCTTGTCGAGCAGGCGCTGTA